CTTTGGAGAAGGCTTACAAGCGTGGCAAGGGTCGCAGCAAGAAGGCAAGGGAACATGCGTTGGCCTATGACGCTGATCTTGTTTGGGAAACCTACTGGCTGCCGTATTTGGAGAAGGTTGCCGCTGGTAGCCAGATCAGTGAGCCTGTAGTCACTCAGGTTTCGGTTTCTAAATCCGCACCACATTTGACCATCTACATTCCAGCGTATCGCCGCATGGAAGTGGCTAAGCTGCTTGAAAGTCTTGCGCCACAATTAACTGCTGAAGTTGAGTTGATTGTCTCTGATGACTGCCCTAACCAGACTGCCAAGGCAGCAACGTTGGCGATTGATTCACCAGCAACAGTGACCTACATGCACAACCCGCAACGCCTCGGTGGTGTGGCTAATCTTGAACGTGGTTTGAGTGCTGGTAGTGGTTCTTGGGTGTGGATGATTTCAGATGATGACATCATTTTGCCAAACACGGTTGCTGACATTCTTGCTGAGATTGAGCAGGCTGACATTGACCGTTTAATCTTGTTGACTGAAAAGGCTCCCAATGGTGCCGCTGGCATGGTTGGTTCTCCTGCTGAGATTGAGGCGGCACAACCAGGGTTGATGATTGCTTCAACTTTAATCACGGCGAATGTTTTGCGCCGTAATGCTCTTGACATGCAAGCCGCTAAGGATAATGCGTCCACACTGCATGGCCCTGCTTTTGCTTACGCTGGTTGCAAACGGGTGAAGGTTCATGCAACGCCAGCGTTTGAAGTTGGCTGTAAGCATGTTGGTGAGTTTGTTGCTTCCACTAACCCGAACCTTGACGTGTTCGCTGTGTGGAGTGACATGTTGAACGGGTTAGGGATTGCGCCGTTGCCTGACTCTATGAGCTGGAATTTTGTTGCTGCTGAGGCTGCCTAAATGAGGATAGCGGTGACTGGTGCAACTGGTCATCTTGGTCAAGCCATGCAGCAGTTTTTGCGGCAAGCCTGCTTTGAGGTTGTCCCTATTGGCAGGGTTATTCCTGACGGTATGCGTGCAGATGTTGTCTTTCACCTTGCAGCCCCAAATCATAAAGATGCGCAGGCTTGTTCACAGTTCACTTATTTCAATGAGGATCTGTGGTCATGGTCGCATAGGCACAGCGTTCCTGTGATCAACACTGCGACATGGTGGCAGCATGCTGGCTTTGATGCTGAGTCTCTTTTCTACACTCGAACTAAGGCAGCGCAGCAGGTCATGTTTGCGGGTCATACAACGTTGACTTTGTACAGTGTCTATGGCGACCCCGTGCGTGATGGTCGCGGTTTCATCCCACAACTCATTAACCATTTGCAGGGCAAATCTAGGCTCGCTGGGGCTTCAATTCAGGAGCGCGACTTCATACACACAAGGGACGTTTGCGCCGCTTATATGGCAGCCATTTCCGCACCTGTGGGTATCTATGACGTTGCCACCTATTTGCCTGTCAGCCCGATGCGGTTGTTGCAGGTTTTCACGGATGAACCTGTAGCCGTGTACCCAGACGTGCCAGATGCGTTATGTCATTGGCCTAACAATCGGCTTCCTAACTGGCTGGCTCAAACAGCAGTCAATTCTTACATTGCACAAACTCTTGAAAGGCGGGCAGCGTGAGCATCACCAACGGATACTGCACCCTCACTCAAATCAAAGCCGCCACAAGAATCACGGACAACATTGATGATGCACTGCTTGAAATGGCGGTGGAGTCTGCCAGCCGCATGATTGATGCAGAGTGTGACCGAAACTTTTACTCAAGCGGCACAGCCACCCGCGACTTTATTCCTAATGATTCCATTGTTGTGGACACGGATGACCTTGCCAGTATCGTGAGCGTGAAGATTGATGACACTGGTGACTTGACTTTCCCTGTGACGTTGGCTGACAGTGACTATCAGGCTGAGCCTGTCAATCAGAAAGTTAGCGGCAATGATTTCCCCATCACACGGTTGCGAATGATCGGTGACTACCTGCTACCTGTTGACGGCAAACAGGCCACGGTACGCATTGAGGGTGTTTATGGTTTCATTCCAACACCGATCCAGGTCACTCAGGCAACATTGATTCAAGCGAGCAGAATTTTTAAACGCCTTGACAGCCCACTAGGTGTTGCAGGTTTCGGTGACATGGGTGCAATCAGGGTCGGCAAAGTTGACCCTGATGTTGCCATGCTGATCCGCCCATTCAAAAAGATTGCAGCCAGCTAGTGGCAGCGATAAGCGACCTGCGTTCAGGCATCGCCACCAACCTTGCAACCATTACAGGGCTGCGTACTGCTGCCACTGTCCCTGATCAAATCAGTCCACCTATTGCAGTAGTAATGCCGTCAACCATCAACTATGACACGGCATTTGCACGCAGCGGTGGTGACGAGTTTGAATTCATAGTCATGGTGATTGTTGGGCGTGTTGATGAACGTTCTGCACAAAACACTCTTGACTCTTACTGCTCTGGCACTGGAAGCAAAAGCATTAAAGCTGCCATTGAATCTAGTAGAACTCTCGGCGGAAAAGCATTTGACTGTCGAGTAACAACCCTGCGCTCATATAACCAAATCAGCATTGCTGATGTCACCTACCTCGCGGCTGAATTTGTCGTGCAGGTTTACGCATAAGGAGAGCCAAAACATGGCCAAGTTCGTAGTTAAAGATCCCGTGGTGGTTTTCGCTGGCGGAACCATTTCGGCAAACGTTGCCCAGGCAACAATCGCATTACAGGCAGATGATGTTGAAGTCACCAACTTTTCGGGAGCAGGGTGGCGTGAGCGCATCGGCGGTTTGAAATCAGGAACATTCAGCATGGAGTTGCATCAAGACTTTGGTGCAGGTTCCATTGACAGCACGTTCTTCTCCAACCTTGGTGGAACGGTTGCTGTCAGTGTTGTTCCTGGTGGAACGGCAGCAATTGGAACAGCGAACCCTTCCTATTCGTTCGACGTTCTTGTCACCGAATACAGCCCAATGGATTCAGCAGTTGGCGACCTCGCAACATTCTCCGTGTCCCTCCCCATCACTGGTGAAGTAACACGCGGAACTGGCGCGTAATAACAGCAACATAACCCTGCGCCCCAAT